CCGCGCCGAGCTATGCGCTGTCAGGGATCCGCCGTTTTTGATGTAACGAATCAGCCCCGAGTCCATGAGCTGCGTCTGCAAGCGCCCGTCGCTGCCCGGCATCGGATTGACAACTGAGTTGCCCATGTCCATCCGCCCAGATTCGTTCGACTCGATCAGCGACAGAGCAGAGTTCACTTTCTGCGATACCTTTTCAGCGTCGCGCGTCTCTGCCAGATCATACCAGTCCAGAATCGCAGCTGCGACGGTTGGCTGGCCTCGGCACTGCGAGAACCATTTGAAATCGTTTACGTGAATGACGCCATTGGCTGGCACGTCCTGGTAGCCGCGCTTCATCGAGTCATCAGCCACGCGATAAGCGATTGGCTCCATGTAGTCATTGACAATCACGCCATTAAAGATTCGGCGCCCTGCGTAGGTGCCCTCCTGAATAACAGTCTCGCCATTCATATTGACCGAGCTAATCCGGTGCGCTTCCAAGAATTGCAGCTTCGGAAATCCAGTCTCTTTGTTTTCTGACAAGATGATAAAATAGTCGCCGTCCACGTCGAGCGTCTTGGATCCGATCCATGCCGACTTGCGAAATGAAAAGCCATTGCCCCGAGTATCGAGCAGACGGTCGATTTGTTCAAAGTCCTTCTCGACGGCTTCGACGAACGCCTTGTCTTTACTCAGTGATTGCAAGCGCCATGCGTTGCCGTAAACGTAGTTGGCCTTTTGATCGACCGCGCCCGATACAGTTGAAAATGCCTGATAGATGTAGCGCGAATCGCCCAGCATCATGCGCTGGCGGTGATCGATCATGATCTCGGCGATGTCTTTTGCCAGCTTTGCACGCCCGAAGCGGCGCTGGTCGTCCGCGCCGCCAGGGTAGAATTCATTCGTGCCGCCGCGTCCCCAGAATGAGACGATGCCGGATTTCAGCTTGTTGCCGACTCGCGGCAGTAATTTGATAGGTGATACAGCCATTAGAAGCGCCCTCCGGCGGATTGTGCGAAGCGAGCCTTGGCGACATTTGTTACTTGATTGTCAGCATCGACAACATAGGCATTCAGCTCGGCATCAGTCATTTGCCCGCCGCTTGCGCCGCCGGTTGTGAGTATTTTGTAAAGACCGCGCAGAGTCTCAATGAAATCAGAATTTGACCAGTTCGGCGGTAGCTCGTAAGTGAACTGCTTGCCAGCCACGTTTGCCGATACAATGCGAGCGCCACCGCGTGATTGCGTATCGTATTCGCCCAGCGCCAGCGTCTCAATTAGAGCAAGCGCAGCCGCTGCATCCTTGCCGGATTTGATCCAAATTACGAAAAGTAGTGCTCGCATAACGTATCCAATAAGCTGATACTCTGACGCTGTCAATTCGCTTTTTAAATCCAAAAAAGCCGCCACCCTTTCGAGTGACGGCCAAACACTATGATTTCCTACGATGAGAAATTCTATTCGTCTGCTCCAATCTCGCAACTCTCCCCACAAGCTGATCCTGTGTCCAGAAAAACATCGTAGCTTGCTTGGCTGAACATTTGGGTTTGGTCTTGGTCACGGTAAGGCTCAAAGTTTCCCTCTCTCGCCATCTTAATAATGTCTACGGTAGTCATTTTTTTTCGGAACATTTGACGGCTTGCGTTTGAGTCGTTAGGTGATATGATATGACTATACTTCTCTTCCATCTTTCGAGGGAAGTCAAAGATGCTTTCATCATCTTGAGCTAGTGTTAAAAGTTTACGCATGGACTTCTTCCAGCACCAGACACAGTTCCCATAGTGTTCGCCCTTCAAGTCTAAGTCAAAAGGCCAAGACGCACATTCAGCCTTCACATCTTCTTTTGTCCATCCTGCATCAACTAGCGGATAGACAAACTTGAACTTCTCTCGGTTGGCAGAAACCCTATCAACTTCGTCAGCTCTAATTCCGATTGCAATCCAGAACTCACCCAACTTCCACCCAAGAACGGACTTCAAGTAGTCCTTAATTGGAAGTTCCTTCGTATCCCTAGTGCAATGAAGCCAGCCTGGGCCTGGTAGTCCATGCTTCGCAAAGTCAGCTTCCATTGGCTCGCCGTAGCGAGAGGCGGTCTCGTAGTCAACAACCTTGTGCCTGATCCCCTTCCCTTTCTCAGGATTGACTACAGCTTCAATCCACACAACCCCCCATCCAAAGTGCTTATCGCATTTGTTCACGAAGTCTAAGGTGTTCTCATGTTCGCAGCCTGTGTTGGCAAAGGTTATTGCGATGTCGTGCGTGTCCTTGAACTTTTCCACGCAGAGCTTGGTCATAACGGCAGATGTTCTGCCTCCACTAAAAGATATTGCTAGTTTTGGTTTTTTCATAATTCATCATCGACTGACACTGCCAAGTTCTTGCACATGGCCGCGCAGACCGCTTGATAAAATTCGCAGTCGCCGTAGTGGTCGTCTCGGTTCGTATTGATCCAATCGTAAAAGACCGACCCGTCCGGCTTCGTTTTCGTGATCTTCGCCCATGCGTTAATCTGCTTCTCGTATTCCTCGCCAGCGTCATCAGCGTGCGTCCATAGCAGATTGCCGTGATTATCCTTCAAGCTCCGAATCAGCGACAAGCGATTTTTCGCCGATTGCTTGGAAATGTAGAATTGCCCGACTCGGTTGCCGCCAGCCGCTCCGGTGCCGTCGAATGCGTCCACGACTTTCAGGTCAGAGTAGATCCGGCGCATCCCGTCTTGGTTCATGTAATCCTTAGCCGCGTCGCCTCGAAATACCATCCAGCCATTTTCCAACGCGATACGCTGCACTTGGTTCGTATTGTAATTGCCGTCGATAAATACGCGGCACGCCCCACCCGAGCCAAGCGGATGCTGCGGTATTTTCCACCGATCGCACGCTGCCCGAATCTCGCCGGCAGTGACAACGTGACCGCGATCCAGCAGCCGCGAACGCAAAAAGCCGTCAACCATTGCCCATGAGCGAATGACAAAGTAAAAGCTATCCTTCTGCACGTCGATCGTGCAAAATGCGAATTGCCCATTCGCTGACCACGTATCACCCAACATGTAGCCGCCTCGCGCCGTATGTGATACGTCGGCGCTAATGTAATCGGTCTCGCTCCATGGCTCGGCCAATCTTTTGCGGATAAAGTTCTCCAGTGATTCCAGATTGCCATGCTCGCGCTCCATCTGCGCCAGCTTGAACTGCTCCACCAGCTTGCGCCACGGAATATGCGCCATCGCATTGTAGTGATAAAAGTCAAATTCGCCGTCTGCATCTGGATTCATTGCGATATATCGCCCGGTTGCATTGCGCTCGATCTGCTGCCCGATGCTCGGATCCATGCGCCCGCCGCACAGCTGGCATTCATAAAAGACAGAATCGCCCAGCGCCTTCCAATCGATCTTTCCGTCTGCTTGCGTGTAGTCGGCCTTAGAAGCCCAGCGCATCCCTCCGACCGGTATATCATCGCCGACAGCAGGCGCGCGCCATATATACGGCACCAGCTCGCCGCAGCAGTCGCATTTGACGTGCCACGTCTTCTTAGTCGACCGCTCCCACATCTCATCCAGTTCGCTGCTGCGCGTTTGCCCGGATGAAGGCAGGAACATTTGCCAGCTCCACGGGTATGAGCTTTGACGGTCGCGGATCTGATCCAGCCAGTTCTCGCCATATGCCCAGCACTCGTCGGCAGTGATCCGCTCCAGTGTCTTAGAATTCCGCGCCGCCAGCACGTTGGCCGACAATAGCCGGATCGCGCCGTAGTTCGTCGAAGTGTAGAATTTAGTCCGCCGATAGGGTTGCTCCGGCACGATCTCCATGATCGCATCGGTGGAGTCGATCAGCGGCGTGAATTTGTCATCGCTAAACTCGCGCAGTGCTGATTCCGTCAAGTCATACATCGCCGCCCGCCCAGGCTCAATGTGCAGACCGTAAAGCTGGCCAATCTGAGCAGTCAGCGTTTTGACCGCCTGCACAGATCCAATCAGCCCGACCACGGCGCCGCGCGTCTCGCACATCGCATTCAGCGGATCCACCAGCAGCGGATGGTTGGCTGGGTCGAAGCGCCCGTAGTCCAGATGGATATTCCGCTCTGCCCATTCGGATGGCGCAATCGTGCTGTATTTGTCCAGCAAGTTCATTTCAGATCCACGCCCTTCAAGTAGTTTTCGCCCTCGGATTGCATCACGTCCACGATCCACTCTGGCAGCTGCACTTGACTCGGTGACTTCATGACAGCCTTGAATCCTTCAAACAATCGACCGCCCAGGATCGCCGGCGCCAGCTTCTGATAAATCGCATTCGGGTTGCTCTCACTCGCCAACACTTGGCAAATCTCCTTCAGCTGATTGCGCACGCACGCATTGCCGGCGTAAATGACAGCCTTCATGATGCGCTCGACTTCTTCGCGCTGTATCGTCTCCCCTTGCTCAAGTCCGAGCTTGCGCTCATGCGCTTGGGATTCGCGGATGCACTTTTCAGCTTTAAGCAGCAGATCAGTCCAGTGCTTCACTTCGTCAGCAAGATTGGCCGCAGTTGCAATATTCAACTGGCCAGCGAAATAATCGCGAAACTGCTCCAGTGTTTTCCGATCCTCGACTGTTTTTGGAGTCTCGATCTTTTCTGGCATTTGCTCGATTGCGTGTTCCTTTTCAATCTCAACAACGCGGCGCTTTAAGTCCGGCTTCATCCGTCTATTCATTCGCAGCCACCGGCAGACTTCCAATGGATCGAAAGGATCCAGTTTACATCCGTCGCGCTTCCAGTAAGAAACTGCCCGCTGATTTGTTTCAAAGTAATCAGCTATCTTGGTTTGCGTTGCTTTATCCTTAGACATGGTTTTTCTGTTTTTAGATTCGCGCTCAAAAACGCGACAAGTCATATCACCCAAAATTGATGCGTTGATAAGAGATTCCTTACACGGGGGT